CATTCAACTGAGGTGCGCCTAACATCCCTTGGAGGGTCCTTTTGAACCGCCACTCTCTCCACGCTCTGTAGCCTCTCCCATAAGGAGCATATCCAGCTTAACAAGCCTCTCAAAATCGTTGATATTCTTTACTTTTACCTTGCCCTGTGCAATATCCTTACTAAAATCAGCCATAAGGTTATTGATAAGGATACGGTACTTAGTCCGTACATCCGTTAGCTCCGCTGTGATCTTAGCCTCGTTACTGTTCTGAGCGTTCTCTATATTTCTCTGTGTTACTCTGGCTACCCAGTTAAAAGCCCTGCTCCATCCTGCTACGGTTCTCTCCGTTCTTCCTATGGTTTCTGCTACCGCTCTAAGAGATCTCTTATCTCCTAAGCCATAATACAGCTCAAAGGCTTTCCTCTGGAGCTCATTCTCTTTACTCAATGTATTAGCCACCCTCGATCCGCCTCCTTTCCTTGCTCTTTGTGAATAGGAGGGAATTTCTACAGTTTTACTTACATTCCTGTATTTGTCCGTTAATTCCCTCTATTTTCTTTCTATCTATCTTCCTTACTATGTTTTCTTTTATAGTACTGAAATTAGTTTTTATATTTCTTTGTATTATTACATTAACTACTCTTATATGTTTCTTTAGTATTATTGCTTTATTTAAGCCTCTTTTCCGCCCTCCTCCGCCTTTTCCTCATTTCATAGGAATTTCAGTAAGGAGAATGAAATTAAATAGAGCTACCTCTTACAGTAGCTCTTTCTCTCTTATATGAGTTGTTAATACTCTTATGATAGTTTCTTTCTCCGCCAGCTCCGCCTTTACGCCTCTTACCTCTCGGTATACTTCATCTCGGATCTTATTACAGGTATTTCCATAATCTGTGAGCATCCTGTTATATTTCTGTGTCATTCTGTCTATAACATTTTGATCTACTCCCAGCTCTGCCAGATTTCTTATCTCCTCTGCTAAGGTCATTTCTCTTACTCCGCTCATAACCACTTTTACGCCTCTCTTTCTCAGCATCCTCTCCAACACATCCATGTAGGAGGTTTTTACTATAAGCCTCTCTTTAGTAGCCATGTAATAAAGCCCTCATCTGGAGTACTCTCTACATACTCATTGTATCGGTTACTGAGCATTACCAGCTCATCCTCTGTAATCCTCACGCTGTTAGATCCAAAACGGAGCATAGGGAGAGTAGTTTTCTCCTCTTTCTTCTTTTTCTCCTTAGGTACTTCTTTCTCTGTAAAGATCTCTTTAAGATCTATCTCTGTAAAGCCCATTACCTCTAAGGAATAATCTACCGCCTGTAACTCAAATAACTCTTTTTTGAGTAACTCATCATCCCAGTTACTTAACTCTGCCAGCTTGTTATCTGCAATACGATAAGCCTTTACCTGCTCTGGAGTGAGATCATCTCTTACTATGTATGGTACTCTATCCAGCCCTACTAAGATACTAGCCTCTCTCCTCGTATGCCCTGCGATGATAACCATATCTGCATCTACGATAATCGGATTAGTAAATCCGTACTCCTTAATACTCTCCATAACCTTTTTTACTGCATAATCGTTAATTCTAGGGTTATTCTCATAAGGGATAAGATCCAGCGGATCTGTGTACTTTACTTGTAAATCTTTCATAGCCTCATGTACCTCTATTTCTATTTATTTCCTAAGCTATGTAATTTTGTTTCATTAGTTAGGGTACATATCTGTAATATTTATGCACCCTTTTACAGATCAAACTCTCCACGCTCTGTATAAGAGCCTCCTACCTGCTTAAATTGCACTCTCTGGTAGCTATTTAGGTTACTAAGAGGGATCTCTGTTTCTCTCCTCCGCTTTTCCTGCTCTGGAGTTTCATAGGGATTACTCATTTTCTTTCTCTTATCCCTATCTGAGGATGTATAGTAAGGATCATGCTCTCTTAGCCATTTATCCGCCTCATCTTCCTCACGCCTAAACTTACTCAAATCCCTCCACCGCCTCTCTGCATCTATCGCACACCATAGAGCCCTCTGGTATTATCTCTCCGCACATTACACATCTGCTATCTGTGGGGATCTCTTTACTCCTTACTGCCTTATACTCATAAATCCTTATGGTATCGTGTACTACTCCACACTCATCTATAAAGCATAGAGGTGTTTCTCCTCTCGGTCTTTTCAATTCTATGTAGGATCCATTTTCATCGGTTCCACACTTTATTAAACTCATCTAATCCTCCTCCAGATAAGCTCTAAGCTCTCTCTGTATTCTCTTTATACCGCTGTTTATATTCTTGCTAATCACACTCTGATCCACGCCCATTACAAACGCTAACTCATCCTGTGTATATCCCAGTACCAGCACATACGCTATACTCATATACTGATAGTGACTTAACTTTCCTTTTCTATACGCCTTGTTAAACTCCGCTCTATCGCTTTTATGGTATTTATCCAGATCAATAGCTGTTACTGTCTTAAGGTCTGTGAGGATACAGGTAGCTACTGTATCTCCTTTTTCACTTAAGCCCTCTAAGCCTCCCCAATTTCTCAAAAATCTCTTTATGTTCTTAGGATCCTTATAACTCAGCCTTAGTAATTGATCGTTTACTACATTTCTTACAATCGCTCCCAACGCTACCGCCTCCTCTCATTAGCTTTTCTATGTATCTTAGGTGTACCTCCGCTGTAATACCGCTGTATAACCCAGTGCCTTTTACTGTAGCTACACTCTTTCTAAGAGCTGTAATCTCTCCATAGGTATAATCATTATCCAGAGGACACATCCACTTAATGGCATCTCCTACCTTAAACATCGTGTACCTCCCTTTTAACAAGAAAAAAGGAGTATAGTTTTTCCTATACTCCTGCTTGATCCTGTATTATTCCTGTGTTAGTTCCTGTCTTAATTCCTGTGCTCTTGCTATTACCTCTCTGCTATATGCTGAGCTATAAATATCTTTAGCCCACAGCTTTTTAGCTGTACTCTCTCCCATGTTATATACCATGAGTACACAATTTTCTCCGCTGGATGCTAAATACTTATCCTGTATCTCTCTTAAACAGTTAAGCCCTACTCTGATATTTTGATATGGATTAAAGAGATCTGTTACTCCCTCCGCCTCCATCCGCTCTGTATGCCATTTCTCGTATATCTGCATATAGCCCTTACTGTTTCCGTTATCTCCTACCTTATCCCAGTGATAACCGCTCTCCCTCTCTATGATGGCTAATACCGTATAATAATCTACTCCGTACTCTTTACACTCACACCAGAGGTAAACCTGTACTATTTCTGGAAAACATCCTCCAGCATCCTTATACTCCTGCTGGATTTCATAATATCTAAATCCATCCTCGTATACCTCTGAGCCCCAGTCTGCACTCATCGTATTATACGGATATGTATAATTAAGATCGTGCTCCAGCTTTGCCTCCTGCTCTGTTTTCGTTACTGGCTCTGTGTTCTCAGCTTGCGTAGCTTGTAGAGTTTCCGTAATATAAATCTCCTCAGTAGGAGGCTCTTTATCTGCTCCCTTTAGATTTACACTCATTATCACAGTAATTACTCCTGCTATTACCGCTCCTACCAGTATTAAAGGCAATATTTTTACTCTGACTCTCCTCTTTCTTCTAATTTTCCTTTTGCTCATCCTGCACCTCCTGTAAGATCCTGTTTAATCCTGCTATTACTTTCTGCATATTATCCACTTGCCCTACTAACCTGCTTAGGGTAGTGGATATATCATCTGGATCTCTGGAGTACCAGTAACCATAAGTAGAGCTACATATAGCCTCTCCATTCTGCCTCAGATCGCTTACAATGTTTCTTAGCTGTTTCTCATGTACATTAAACAGTACACACAGCTCTCTAGCCTTTACCGCTTTTCCCTCCGATGTATGAAACTCTTTAAGGTACTCAACTATATCACATCCTACCTCTGACACGGTTTTTACCTCCCTTTTAAATTGATATATAACCTAATCACTTTTGAGGAGGATTTTTAGATAAAATAGAAAAAAGTGGTACATCTTTTCTTACAAAATGTACCACTCTCTGTATTATTCCTCTACGATCTCTCCATCTTCTGTTACTTCTACAATTTCTCCCTCGATACAGCGGTAATATGTATCCTCTTTAATCTTCTCTCCGTCTACTACTACCATCTTAGCTCCTGTGAGCTCCCAGCTCTCCTTATCATAAGGATCCATATAATCTCCATCGCTATATCTGGCTCCTACATATTTCCAATCAGAGAGGATAAGATGAGCTCCCTTACAGCCCTTAGCTCTCGCCTCATGCCCCCATGCAACCGCTACACCAGTAGGATCACTAACAGATGAGGCTCCTTTATACCCTGTAGCAGATGAGGCTCCTTTATACCCTGTAGCAGATGAGGCTCCTTTATACCCTGTAGCAGATGAGGCTCCATAATCCCCTGTAGCAGATGCAAAACCGTGTCGCTCGTCTGATCCTGCCTCTTTGTTTACCTTACTCATAGTAAAATCAATAGCCATCTTTACAAGTCCTGCAATAGATAATCTAGCTCCGATCTTAATATCAGTAGCACATACCTTAGTATTATCTCCGCTCTTATCCATCTCTCCAGATAACTCTACCTCATGGTATACGCTATGTGCTGGATCATAATCCAAAACAATCTAACGGATACTCGCAAGCGTGAAAACCTGTATCACAGCACTCCGCTCTTTCTGTGTGAAATTCCTTACCCTCCTCATACTGATAACCTCTACAGGTAAGATCCTTGTTAAATCCTTTAAATGCTCTCATAGATTTTTCTCCTTTTCTGTGTGTGTTATTTTTATTGATAAATAACTTAATCCTCAATATGAGGAAAATTTAGATAGTTTTTGAAAAATATTTTATTTACTGTTTTCCATTCTTTCTCTAGTACGGTTTACCTTAAAGGTCTTAACCGCTAAGAGCTCATCCTCTGGGATCTGGAGGAGATACTTTACCTGCTCCAGCATTAACTCTACATCTGCGATCTCCTCTACTAAGTTATCTCTGGCAATAGCTTTTTTATCCTCTGCTACAGGCTGTCCTAAGCCTGTTTCTACTCTGCGGTACTTGTTTACCGCCTGTATGAGCTCTGCACACTCCTCTACTAACTGGTTACTCTGTGCCTCATAGCCATAGTACTTAGCTGTTTCTAAGTTCATCTCTCTAATTTTACACATATTACTCATATACCTCCTCTATAGTTCTTCTTACTTTGTCTATGGCTCTATTCCAGCCTAACTCTATATCTCCTACTGCTCCGTTTAGAATATCCTCAAAAGGGATCTCCTGTACCTGCTTTACTGCCTCTCTTGCCTTTAAGAGCTCCTCCATAAAACTATCCTCAATGAGGTAATAATCTTTAGGATCTCCAAAAGATACAGCTATTGCATAATCGGATTTTCTCATAGCTAAGCTCTGCTCCTTAGCCTTATCTATCCAGCTCTTTTTTACTGTGATACTCTGGCTAGGGTTCATCTTTGTTTTAGCCTCTATAAATAGATCTCCTGCTATTACATCCCCTTTTAGAAACGGAGTGGATCCAGATCCTACTACCTGCCTACCTCCTATAGCCTTAGCTATACGCTTTTCCTGTTTTGAGCTCTTAGCTCTTGTACTATCTTTCAATCTCTATCTCTGCCTCCATGTTTAAATACTGATCCCTAAGTTTTCTCCATAAAGCCTCCCTAACCCTGCCTCTAAAGAAAAGAGGCTTTACCTCATATACCATACTAATTACACTTATACTATTCATAGCATCCAGCATACTCCATCTACCATCACAGGCTCTAGCGTTAGCCCACCCTGTAAACTCCTTAAATGTACAATCCTTAATTTTCTTTTTCATTTACTTACTACTGCCTCCCTAGTTCTCAAAAACTCATTTACTAAATAAAAATCTTTATCCATAATAGATAAATGCTCCTTAGCTCCGCCTTTTCTATACACAATTACCATATTCTCCTTAGGTTTCTGAGCTCTAAGTACCTCATACGCCCCTACTGTAGGGATAATCATATACCCCTTACTCTCCAGAAAAGCCTCAAACGCCTTTAACTTGCTTATGTGTAACATATTTCTGATAGCCATATTATTTACCCTCGCTTTCTTCTGGTACTACCTCCAACATTCCAGCCTGTGTAAGCTCGTAGATAGTATCTGTTACAATATCCAGCTCTGATCCTCCTACATGATAAGTACCCTCCACTGCTACATCTACATACAAATCTCTGTGCTCTGTCCTTACTGAGATCTGTACACATGGAATATCATAATCCTCTGCAATATAAGCAATCTTGCTAGGCTCATCTGCATCCATTAAAAACTTATGGTACCATTCGTGCTGATACTCATAGCCGATACCCTCTAAACAACGCTCTCCAGCATCCGCCCACTCTTTACCTGTCTTAAATCCGTACTTTTTAAGTTCCTCTAAATCAATGCCTGCTTTTACTCTTAAACTCATGTTATTCTGCCTCTCTTTCTTCTAATCTCACTCCGCCATACTCCCAGAGATCCTTTTTCATCTCATCCATATCTAGCTCTCCATTTTGCCAGCGTTCATAATACTGTAATACCAGCTCTGTAAACTCTGGTATCTTCTTTGCATAGGTCTTTTTCCAGTAGTGATCCATGAGTACCTCCATAGGGAGTACTAAGAGTAATGTCATAGCTGTATTTATGGCATCCTCCATAGCCTCCTGTTTGATCCTCTTAAGATCCTCCTCTGTTACCTGCCTTACTGCATTATGGAGCTGTGATCTGGTTAGGTTATAGGTTTTTACCTGTTTACCTTTTTGCTTTTCAAGCCTACGCCTCTCAGCTCTACCCATTTTTCCGCTCACTCCTCTTATCGTATGCCTCTAACCGCATTACCTTATATTTTGCTAAGTGTTCATTTCTACAAATACGATCTAAAGGGTATTTATCTAGTAAGCCGTATCTAAAAGCTGTTTCCCTTATAACCCATCTATAACCTACCGTTACCGTGTGTACAGTTTCTCCTATGCCTAAGTGATCGTACCACCGCTCTACCTCTTTCTTAGTGATAGCCTCTTTGTACACCACCCACACCCTCTGTCCTAACTCAAAAGGTACCTCAATTACCATGATATACCGCCTCTACTTTCCATCGCTTAAGAAACTCCTCCAGAGAGTTATACTCAAACTTATAAGCTCTTACCGATACCACCAGCTTATTTCCTGTGCATCTGGTTTTAATCGGATACACCTTACCGCTCTGGAGCTCACACTCTACCCCTATGTATCTAGCTTTTATCATCCTGCTCCTCCTGTACCTGCATAGCCTGTAATCTGTTTAATAGTCTACTGGTATCCTTAATGGCTAACTCCAGATTTATAGGATCCATCTTTCCATTAAGCCTCTGCTCAAGCTCTGTTACCCAGCTATTAAACAGATT